AAAAATATCTGGAACAATCGATGGAGGTTCTTTCTAAATGGCAACTACATTAAAACTAAAAAACAGTGTTACTACTACTGTAGCACCTAGTACACTATCACAAGGCGAAGCAGCTGTAAACATTACTGACAAAAAAGTATGGGTTGGTGATGCTTCTAGTTCACCAGTGCAGATTCTTGGTGCTGGAGCTCCTGTATCAGGCACTACTGGAACATTCACTGGCAACACAACAATTGCTGGAACATTTGCTGCCAATGGCGGTACAACACTAGGAGATGCTAGTGGAGATGCTTTAACAATTAACTCTAGTGCAGTATCTATTCCTAATGGATTGAACTTTGATAGCAATACTTTAGTTATTGATGCTACTAATAATAGAGTTGGTGTAGGTAATACAGCTCCAGCAACAGCTTTACAAGCGGATTCAACTTCTTCTGGTGCTTTGCAAGATGCTTTTACTATTAGAAATGGTGCAAGCACAGCTAATACAGAAGTTGGTATTTTCTTTAATCCTTCTTCTCAAACAACCAATATTAGAGGTGCAAGAATTAGTGCAACTAATGATGGTGCTAACTCTGTTGGTTTAAACTTTTATACTGGTGCAGGTGCTTCAATTACATCAAAAATGTCTATTGACCCAGCGGGTAATATGGGTTTAGGTGTTACTCCTAGCTTGTGGATTAATACTTATAAATCATTAGATATTAATTCAACAACTTCTTTATTTGCTTCATCTGCTGGCTCATTTTTAGGCAACAATTTATTTATTAATAGTGGTGGTAGCACAGTTTATAAAACCACTGCTGGTGCTTCATATTATGGTCAATCAAACGGAATCCATAATTTTTTAGTTGCTGGCTCAGGAACTGCTGGTAATGCAGTAACATTGACAGAAGCTATGCGTATCACTAGTGCTGGTAATGTAGGTATTGGAACAAGTAGTCCTAACTATTTGCTTTCTGTGCAAGCTAACTCTGTGCAGATGGGTATGTCACCTCAGTCTGGTATTGGTTATCTAGGTAACTACAGCAATGCACCTATAGGCTTTGTAGTAAACAACTCAGAGAAAATGAGATTGGATACATCAGGCAACCTAGGTCTTGGTGTTACTCCTAGTGCTTGGGAAACAGGTTCATTTAAATCTATTGAATTAGGAAAAATAGGTACAGGCATTACAGGAATAACTGCAACAGGTTCTTCTGCTGCAAGACTATATTTAAACAGTAACTCCTATCAAACATTAGCATCTGGATGGGTTTATGCAAATGCTAGACCTGCTGCACAGTTAATTCTTGATGATAATACTTTTGTATTTAAACAAGCTGCATCAGGCACAGCAGGAAACGCTATTACCTTTACACAGGCAATGACACTAGATGCTAGTGGTAACTTGCTAGTGGGTGCTACAAGTGGCTCTGGTGGAAGTGAAAAATTAAATGTAACAAGTGCTGCAGCTAATTTTATTGTTAGAAATTACAATAGCAATGCTTCTCCTTATGGTTTATATATAAATTATTCAGCAGCAGCTCCAAATGGAACTTCTAATGAATTTTTACAAGTTTCTGACACAGGTGGAGTAAGAGCAACTATTCGCTCTAATGGCGGTATTGCTAACTATTCAGCAAACAATGTCAATTTATCAGATATTCGCACTAAAACTGATATTGAATTAGCTGGTAATTATCTTGACAAGATTTGCTCTATTCAAGTTAAGACTTTTAAATACAAAGACCAAACAGATAATGACTTAAATCTAGGTGTTATTGCTCAAGAAGTGGAAGCAGTTGCTCCTGAGCTTGTAAGCAATGATGGTTTTGGCGAAACACCAGAAGATGGAGTTCCACTAAAAGCTATTTATCAGACTGACTTGGTATATGCTTTGATGAAGTCAATTCAAGAACTAAAAGCAGAAGTAGATAGCTTAAAAGCTCAATTAAATAAATAAGGAGTAATAAATGACAACAGTATGGACAATCCCAAACCTTGAAAGAAACACAGATGGTGATGTAGTAACTACAGTTCACTATGTAGCTACTAAGACTGATGGTGACTTTGTAGCATCAGTATATTCATCAATGGGTGTAGAAGTTGGTGATGACTTTGTTCCTTATGCAAGCCTAACAGAAGCCACAGTAGTTGAGTGGGTTAAAGCTAAGTTAGACTTAGAATCTGTAGAAGCTGCTTTGGATGCTCAGATTGAAGCACAAAAAGCACCAAAGGTAGCGAGTGGCACACCTTGGTAAGTTGTTGTTGCTAATACCAGCTATTTGTATTGCACAGGATAGCTGGTTTGAAAAAGACAAAGCACAGCACTTTGCAGGTAGCGCAGTCTTGTCTTATAGTTTTAGTGAGGTAATGAGTCCAGAGTCTGCTTTCTTAACATCAGTAGGCATTGGACTCGCTAAAGAAGTATATGACTATAAGCATCCTAAAAGTCATACAGCAAGTTATAAAGACTTTATAGCTGATGTAGCAGGTGCTTATGTCGGTGTATATGCTAAAGGCTATTCTTTTGATTATAATAAGAAACAGTTTATAGTAAGATACACCATGCAGATTAAGTAAGATTTTTTAACTAAGTAAGGAGAAGTAAAGATGAGTAAAGACACGAAAAAAACTCAGATTACAATCAACGGCAAAGAACACTTCTTTGAAGATATGTCAGCCGAACAGCAGATGCTTGCACAGCATTGTTTTGATTTAGATAGAAAGATTGCTTCAGCACAATTTAACCTTGACCAATTATCCGTTGGTAAAGATGCGTTTATTAAGTTGCTTGAAGAATCATTAGCTAAAGTAGAAGAACCTAAAGCGGAGTAAGTAAGAATGACCACTGACAACGGTGTAGATTTATACAAATACGGTAAGCTAGTTGCTCAAGTTGAAGCTATGGAAAAGAAGATAGACAAACTTGAAGCAGGGATGGAAGAGCTATTAGAACTAGCTAATAAGTCTAAAGGCGGATTCTGGATGGGTATGGTCATTGCATCAGGTGTTGGTGGTCTTATCACTTACATTACAAATCATTGGGCTAAATAATGAGACCAATATCAGTAGGTGCTAACCTAGTAGCAGGTACAAAGACAACACTATACACTATTCCTAAACAGAATGTGGGTAAATGGTGTTTATTATATGCTGTTAATAACTCAGCTTCTTCAAAGAATATCAGTGCTTGGTGGTACGATAAAAGTGCTAATGTTGAAATAAAGATTGTTGAAGACTATCCTCTAACAGCTAAAAACTTCTTAAAGATTGATGGCGGTGCTTATACACTGCTAGAAGAAGGCGATGAGATTAGGATTCAATCAGAGACTGGTTCTACTTGTTCTTGTATTGTAACTGTAGAACTAGAATATACCAATGTTAAACAAAAAGGTGGTTCATAATGCCGTTAAAAAAAGGTAAATCAGATAAGACAGTATCTTCTAACATCCGTATGTTGATGAAAGAAGGTAAACCACAAAAACAGGCTATTGCCATCAGTTTATCAAAAGCTGGTAAATCTAAGCCAATGATGAAAAAAACAGGTCGTGGACGATAAATATTTGTTGACACAACACTAAAACTATGATAGACTAAGAGAATATATGGCTACTACTTATTTACAAGCAGTGAACTCAGTGTTACGCAGATTGCGTGAGTCTGAGGTTTCTACAGTTAACGAAACAGCCTACTCAGCCATGATTGGTGAGTTAGTTAACGATGCTAAGGCATCTGTTGAAGCTGCTTACGGTTGGAATGCTTTATCAGACACTTTGATAGCTTCTACAACTAACGGTGTGTTTAGCTATGTCTTAGAAGGTTCTGGTGTACGCTTTAGAGTCACTGATGTCTTAAACACTACAAGTCATACAGTGATGAACTTAGCTCCAAGCCATTGGATGAATGCTCAGTTCTTGTTAGCTGACCCTTCAGAAGGTTCTCCATTGTATTACAACTTTAACGGTGTAGACAGTAACGGAGATACCTTAGTTGATGTATACCCTATTCCTAACGGTGTTTACACTCTAAACTTCAATGTGATGTTGCCTCAAGAGCCTTTAAGTGCTGATGCTGACATTATCAAAGTTCCTGGAGATGTGGTTATCCTTAATGCCTATGCAAGAGCTATTGTAGAGCGTGGTGAAGACGGTAGTATGCAGTCTTCTGAAGCTTATCAATTAGCAAAGAACTTGATGGCTGACTACATTGCTTTAGAAAGTAACCGTTATTTAGAAGACACAAATTGGGTGGCTAATTGAGTAAACAACTCGTTACATCTTCTATATCAGCACCAGGCTTTGCTGGTCTAAACCTACAAGATGCCCCAACATCTTTGGAGTCAGGTTTTGCCATTGAAGCAAATAACTGCGTCATTGATAAGTTTGGTCGTATCGGTGCTCGTAAAGGCTGGTCAACATACTTACCATCGAATGCTGATTTAAGCACTGCAGATGTTGAGACAATCGCTGAGATTCAGTCTCCAACAGGCACTAACGAGCTATTTGCTGCAGGTAACGATAAATTATTCTTGTCTACAGGTACTGCATTAGCAAAGAAAGCAGTTCGTAACTCTGTAGACACTGCTGATTTAGTCTACACTATTTCTGATAGTCATTGGCAGGTAGCTTCATTGCCTGATAATACCAATGTTAAGGCTAGAGCTGTGATTGTTCAAGAAGGACAAGAAGCTCTTATTATGTCTTATTCTTCAGTGACTAGTGCTTATATTATTAGACGCTTAGGTGATTTAGCTACATTACCTACTGTTCCTGTAGCACATACCACATCAACATTTAAACCTAACTGTGCTTTAGCAGCCTATGGTCGTGTATGGTTGGCAGACATTGTTAACGATAGACAAACAGTATATTTTAGTGACTTGTTAGACCCTTTAAACTTCCAAACAGGTACTGCAGGTTCTTTAGATATTGCTGAAGTAGTTGGTGACGGAGACAAGATTGTTGCTTTGGCAGCACATAATGGTTTCTTAATTATATTCTGTGAGCGTCATGTAGTTGTTTACAGCAATGCACAAGACCCAGCATCCATGGCTTTAGGTGATGTAGTTAACGGTATTGGTTGTGTTGCTAGAGACTCTGTACAGGCTACAGGCACTGATTATATCTTCTTGTCTGATACTGGTGTCAGAAGCTTTGCTCGTACAGTTCAAGAGAAGTCTATGCCAATGCGTGATGTCTCTAAGAATGTTCGTGATGACTTATTAGCTACATTGAGCCTTGCTACTGCAAAGACTATTAAATCAGGATACTCAGCAACAGATGCTTTCTATGTGTTGTCTTTCCCTGAGCAAGATACAGTGTATTGCTTTGATACAAGAACTTTCTTACAAGATGGTTCAGCAAGAACAACTACATGGGACACAATCAGTCCTACAGCCTTCTGCACAACAGCAGACAGAGAGTTTTTATTAGGTCAAGCAGGATATATTGGTTTGTATGAAGGATATACAGATAACACAGCTTCTTACCGTATGTCTTACTATTCAAGCTACTTTGACTTCCAGCAACCTACAATGACTAAGATTCTTAAGAAAGTTCAGATGTTAGTTGTTGGTGCACAGAATCAAGATATTACACTGAAGTGGGACTTCGACTTCAAGAGAGCATATCAATCAGCAACTATTGTTGTAGACCCTACAGAGATTGCTGAATATGGTATCGGTGAATACGGTGAAGACAGTTACGCTGGCGGTATCATTATTTTTAGTCTTAATTTAAACGCTGGTGGCACAGGTAAAGTATTACAACTTGGTTTTGAAACAGATATTGATAACAACGCAGTATCTATCCAAAAGGTAGATGTCTTCGTTAAAGGAGGTAAGACACTATGAGTAACTACACAAAAGCGACGGACTTTGCAGCTAAGGATTCGCTTGCGTCAGGCAATCCATCAAAGATTGTTCGTGGTACAGAAATCAACACAGAGTTTGCAGCTATTCAAGTAGCTGTTAACAGTAAATCTGACACAGCTAGTCCTACATTCACAGGAACAGTAACTATCCCTACATTGGCTGTTTCAGCTAACGGAACTGTAGGTGGTACATTGACTGTAACAGGTGCTTTTGAAGCTGCTTCAGTAGATGGTGGAACATTCTAATGGCTGCTCAAATCGTTGACCAACAAGTTAGTGCCAGCGAGATTATTCGTCAAGACTTAGCTCGTGGTGGATTCAGCAAAGATGAAAAGAAGTTCTTTGCTGGTTTACAACAATTAATTAAAGACAACAAGGCGATGGTTGTCCGTGATAACAATACAGTCTTTGTCGGTATTAGAACAAAGCCAGGCACATTAGAAGTACATATGTATACAATAGATAGTCCTAATATGCTTGCAGGTGCAATTAAAGTAGGTATTGATGCTGTAACTAAAGCAGGTGTTAAAAAGCTAACTGGTGAAACAGATAACTTTAAACTTATATCAATGATGCAAAGAATGGGCTTACCTTTAGAAATAAATAAAAAAGGTAAGAACTTTGCATGGTCTATGGAGCTTAAATAATGGGCGGTGCAGTCTCCTCAGTAGTTAATGTCGTTTCAGATGTTGTCGGTAGTGCGGTCGATGTCGTTAGCGATGTCGGCTCATTCATTGATGATAATGTTATTCAACCTGCATTAGATGACCCTTTAAAGACAGCAGCAACTATTGGTGCTATTGCTGTTGGAGGTCCTGCTGTTGCAGGTGCTCTAGGGACATCAGCTGCCACAGGTGCTGCTATTGCTGGTGGTGCAGTGTCAGCAGGAAGTGCATTAGCTAGTGGTGCAAGTTTAGAAGATGCTTTAAAATCAGGTGCTATTGGTGCTACTGCAGGTTCTGTCGGTGGACAAGCAGCAGGTGCTGTAGGTGCTGAAACAGGCTCTCAACTAGCTGCAGGTATTGCTGGTGGTGCTGCTGCAGGAGGCACAGGTGCTGCACTAACAGGTAACTCGATTGAACAAGGTTTATTAACAGGAGCTGCTTCTGGTGGTATCACGGCAGGTGTTAATACAGCTTTTGATACTGCTGCAAATTTACTTAGTGGTTCAACAACAGATTCAACGCTTCCTCCTGTAGTTGATTTGTCTTCACCAGCTACAGTAGACGCTGCTGGTAATGTTATTTCTAACACAGTTCCTTCTTGGGCTACAGAGCTACAACAGAACCAACAATTAACATCACAAGATGTTGGAATGATTCAAGATGACATTGCATCTTTAAGAGCTGCAGGGTTAACTGAGTCTCAAGTACAGAATATTGTACAAACACAATATGGACAATTATCAGATTCTGTTTATAATCAAATAGCTGGTTTACAAACATCTTTTAACGACCAAGTATCACAGATTCAACAAGATATTACTTCGTTAAGAAATGCTGGTTTAACTGAGTCTCAAGTATCTCAAATTGTGTCTCAACAATACGGTACTTTAGGTGAATCTGTGCAGCAACAATTTGGTGCTGTTAATCAACAAATCAGTGGACTACAAAACCAGTTACAAGGTTTTATTCAAGAAAATACACCAACCTTTTTAGAGAAAAACTACGCAGTTAATGCCTTAAGTGGGCAAGGAACAACTATGGAAGATAACATTCAAATGTTTGACGATGGGTCTTCAATTCAGACCTTTGATGATGGTTCAGCTATCGTAACAGACTATAGTGGTGGAACTTATGTTCTTGACACTAACTCTGGGTATGCTCAAGCAGTCAACAGTGCTACAGGAGCACCGATAGGTGCAGCTACTAGCGGTTTGTTTGACAATCTTATGTCTGGTGCTAAATCAGTTGCTACTTCTGCTTTGAAGTCTTTGTTATTAGGTGGTAAAACAGTATCTGGTAACACAGCTGGTCAGTTAGCAACAGGTAATCAGACTGCTGGTGGTTTACTAGGTGCAGGTGTTAATTATTTCTTGTCTCAGAATCAACTAGGCAAACTACAAGAAGCTTATGCACAGAATGTAGCCCAGCAACAAGCAGCGACACAACAAGCGCAACAAGCTGCTACATTTAAACCTGTAGGAACAACAACTGCATTCGGTACTTCACAGTTCAAATTTGACCCTACAACAGGTCAATTAGTGTCTGCAGGTTACACACCGACAGCACAAGTACAGCAACAAGTACAGAATCTATTTGGTCTAGGTGCTTCAGCATTGCCGACAACTACAAACACTGCTGATGTACAAGCTCAATATATTGCACAGCAACAAGGTTTATTAGCTCCAGGTCGTGAGCAACAGTTAGCTCAGTTGCGTAACAGACAGTTCCAAAGAGGAACTACTGGTTTGGCTACTGGCGGTACTAGAGCAGGATACGCTCCTAATGCTGCAGGTTTAATGGCTACTAACCCTGAAATGGCTGCTTATTACAATGCTCTTGCTCAACAAGATGCTCAGTTAGCTGCTAATGCTCCGACATACGCTCAGAATTTGTTGAATCAACAGATTGCTACAGGAACTGGCTTATTTGGTGCTGCTAACACATTAGAAGGTTATGCACAACAACCATTGACATTATCTACTAATCTTGGTACACTTGCGTCTGCTGCTGGCGGTCGAGTAGGTCAATTAGGCTTACTAGGTGGACAAACAGCTGCTCAAACTGCACTACAAGGTCAGTTAGCAGGTATCTACGGTCAAGGACAGGCTCTAAGCAGTGCTGTAAATCCTCTTGTTACTGCAGCTCAACAAGGCTTATCAACAGCAATCGGTAACTGGTTATCTTAAGGAACTAACATGGCAGACACTATTGATAAAGAACAACTAAGCATTGTAGGCTCTCTATTTGGAGTTAGTCCTCAGCAGTTACAAATGGCTAGAGAACAACAAGCTTACACTCAAGGAACACAAGCAGGTCAGAATCTATTAGGCGGTATTCTTGGTCAAACAGGAATGTTTTCTGAAAGAGGTGCTGCAGGTCTGCGTGGTGCGTTAGGTGTTCAATCTCCAGAAGAAAGACTAGCTGGTTTAAGACAACAAGCACAACAACAGTTTGATACTAGAACTCCAGAAGGTTTAGTTCAGATGGCTCAGTTCTTGAACCAACAAGGTGACTCTGCTGGTGCACAACAAGCTATTATGTTGGCTCAACAACGAGCAAGCACTGCTGCTGGCATTGGTAAAACAGTAGAAGAAACTCGTATTTTAGGTCGTAAAGAGATTGAAGTCGGTGTTCCTGGCAATCCAGAAATGGTTCAGAAAGTTCTTGTTGATAAAGACGGAAATATTCTAAAAACTCTAGGAGACCCTTATAGCAGATTTAGTCAGAAAACAAATATCAGAGTAGATGCTGGTGAAAAAAATATTCTTGATATTGATAAAAAAGATGCGGAGAATTTAGTTAAGATTAGAGATGCTGCAGAAAGAACAATTCCTCGTTTAGAAGAACAGTTAAAGTCTGTTAACAGAGGAATGGTTCAAGGTTCTTTTGCTGACGCAAGAGCAGTGTTCTTAAATTCTTTAGCTTCTTTAGGCATCAGAGACAGAGATACAATTTCTTTATTAGCTAACACAGATAAATTTAATGCTAATAGAATTGAACTTGCTTCTGCAGTTGCTAAACAACTTGGTGTAAACCCAACAGATAGAGACTTCCAAGCATCTTTAGATAGGTTTGCTAAAGGCTCAATGCAGCCAGAAGTTGCGGTATCTTTTATTAACGATATGCTTACAATTCAGCGTAAAAATCTTAAAGATGCTTCTGAAGGGCTTAATTACTATAGACAAAATAAAGGTTCGTTTGCAGGATATGAGAGACCATTACCTCAGTCTCCTGTTGCAGCAGACCCTTTACAGAATATGTCTTTAGAAGAGTTAAAAGCCCTTGAGCAAAAGTTACTTAAAGGAAACAAATAATGGCGACTGATTTAGATGCTGTAAGAGCTGAGATAGCTCGTCGTGAAGGACGAACAACAGGTGAAGCAATTGCATCAGGCGCAAGAGCAGCTTTAGGCGGTGCTGAATCAGGAGCTACTAATTTGTTAGGTTTTGTTCCTGAAGTGGTGTCAATTCCAGTACAAATAGGTCAAAACTTGGCTGGTGTTAAACAAACATCTCCTACTGCTATTGCCAGAGATGTATTTCAAATACCAGAAGAGCCTAAATCAGGAGCAGAACAAGCTATTTATCGTTTTACAGAAGGAGCAACACCAGCTGCTGCAATGGCTGCTCCTGCGTATTTAGCAGGTCCTTTAGTCGGAACAGTTGCTGTAGGAACTGCTGGTTTAATTGGCGGTTTGTCAAACATGGCAGCTAAAGGATTATTTCCTGAGTCTCCTACTGGACAGATGGTAGTTGGTTTATTGCCAAGTTTATTTTCAGCAGCTGCTACAACTGTTCGTAGAAATATCCCATTAACAGGAAAACCAACAGTTTCTGAAGAAACAGGTATTCCAATGACTGCTGGGCAAAGAACTGGTGCAGAATCATTGTTAAGACAAGAGGCTGCAGTTGCTAAGACAGAAGGTGGAGCACCAATCTTTCAAAGATTTGGTTTATCACAAGCTGATTCAGCAGAAGATTTTGCATCTAAGATTCAAAAATTTAGTGCTAATCAGAATTTAACAGCAACAGATATTAATAAAGGTGTTATTGATGCTGTTAACTATCAGAATAATAGATTAGTAAATAAATTCAGAGCACAAAACAGGGTAAACTTTTCTGCTGCCGAAAAAGTAGCAGGTAATGAAAGAATATTTGAAACTACTGGATTAAATAAAACACTAGATGACCAGATAGCTTACTATTCTTCTGAAGGAATGCCTATTGAATTAAAACAAGTTGCTGATAAGCTTCGTGATTTAAAAGGTCAAATGACACAACAAGAAAAACCTTCTTTGGTGTTAGGAGCTGACGGTAAACCTGCGTATGTTGTTCCAGAAAGAACACAAAAGCTCACTATTGCAGAACTACAAAAGAACTTAGAATCTTGGGGTAAAGCTGCTAAAACAGGTGAGTTTTCAATGCCTGGTGGTACTGATAATGTGTTTAAAGGAGTTGCTCCAGGAACTGTAAAAGGTATTGCTCGTCGAGTTCTTAATGGTTTCAGAGATGACTTAGACACAGCAGTACAAAGCAATGTTAAAGGTGCTAAAGAATTAACAACAGCTCGTGACCAATTTAGAGACGGTTTAAAAGAGTTAGATGCTTACGCTGAAACTCCTTTTGTAAAGAAATTTATGAAAGATAATCCATCAGCATTAGACCCTACAGAAACAGTTCAGTATTTAACACAGGCAACACCAACAGAGCGTGTTGTAATGCTTAATTTACTAGAATCAAACAGACCTGACATTGTTGCTTCATTGCGTAATAGAACAATGCAACAGCTTCTTGATGACGCTAAGGGAGACACGAATAAACTATTGCAAAATCTTAAAGAAGTAACAAAGCAAAAATCTGAGCAAGGTGCTTTAGGTTTAAATGATTTTTTATTTAAAACACCTGGAGAAAAGGCAAAAGTCGGTGTTCTGATTAGAGATTTAGAGTCAATCAATAAAAAACCAGTAGGTCCTGTAGAGTCTATTCAAGGACAGTTACAAGGAACTGTGACAGAGGCAGCAGCTGTTGGCGGTGGTTGGACTGTTGGAAAAGCTGTGGCAACTGTTCAAGATATAATGAACATGGTGTCTGGTTCTGCAGCAAGCTCTGAAAAATTAGCATGGATGATGACTAATCCGCAAGGACAATCTATGTTGAGATACTTAGCTAATCAAAAAGTAACTAATAAACCACTACCTCAGACTTATGCGGATACTCTAAACTTTTTGTCTAAATACTCAGCAGCAGGTACTGTCCCAACCGCTAGACAACAAACACCTCAAATGGAGCAGCCTTCTGGAGATTTAGAAGCCGTTCAGCGTCGTATTCGTGAACTAGAACAGGGAAATCAATGAAGAAACTACTAGTTTGTCTATTATTTAGTTCAGCAGCGGCAGCTCAGCCTATCGTTACTGAGTCTACTTCTAACAGTAAGACTAAAGTAGAGTCTCCTCCTCCATCAGCAATTAGTCCTTCTATTACTACTATCAACAACAAGATGTGTTCTAGCGGTGTTGCAGCTGCTGTACAGACACAAATCTTTGGTATTTCGATGGGAACAACTGTTAGAGACAGTAACTGTGAGATGATTATTAAGGCAGAGTCTTTGTTCAATATGCAAATGAAGACTGCTGCTGTAGCTGTGATGTGTCAAGACGCTAACAACTGGTGGGGTATGTGGGATGCAGGAACACCATGTCCTATTGAGGGTAAAGTTGGCATGGCTGCTAAAGAACACTGGGATAATAACCCAGACATGAAACCTAGTCGACCAAAGATTAAATGAGATGGATTGTAGCCTTCTTAGCCTGTATGGGCATAGCACAGGCACAAATAGTCCAACATCAGATATACGATGATGGGTATGCTAGAGTTCCACTCCAGTTTCCATTCCCTTATTATGGTCGTGTCTTTACTGAATCTTATATGTTCAGTAACGGTGTTGTTGGGTTTCTCAATCCTACAAATAGTTGGTGTTGTACAGGATTCGATTTAAGAACAAGTAACGGTACTCCGTTTAACTTTGCAATCATGCCTTTACAAACTGACTTGATTAACTATGGTCAAGGAAAATTCCTAACAGAAGGTACATCAACTTACCAGCGATACAAGTGGGAAAACATCAGTGAATACGGTGCTCCGCAAAACTTAAATACTTTCGGTGTTGAGATTAGACCTAGTGGCTACATTGGTATGCATTATGAAAAGGTCAATATTAGCACTTGGAGACCTGTAACAATCGGTAGAACTGGTGATACATCATTAGGTGAGTACACACAGTATTATCATGGTGCAGGGTTCAGTAGTAACGAAATTGTGTCGTATATTACACAATCTACAGGAGACTTATGCTTAGTAGACCCTCTATCGAGTCCTACCTGTGCAGGTTATGCAGCGGCTTATTTAACTCAACAATGCTCACTGAATGCTCTATATGACGCAAGCTGTCCAGGATATGCTCAGGCTTATTTCAATCAACAATGCAGCCTTAGCTCGTTGTATGACAGAGCCTGTCCAGGATACGCAGAAGCTTACGCACTTGCTCATGTTGTGTCAGCACCAACAGTTACTGTTTCAGCACCAACTGTCCAAGTCAGTACAACAGGCACAGTCTCTATTGAAACTCCTGTCGTGTCTGACCCAGTTGTCAACGAAATAATTACGAGACCAGTCAATGCAACGATATCGACTCAACAAACTACTACGACAGCTACAAGTAGTATTTCCCAGGCAGAACCAAAGACTGAGAAGAAAGAGGAAACTAAACCCGTCGCAAAGCAGAACAGAACTGAGGCTAAGAATGAAGTCACGCAGACAGCACCTGTTATAACACAGCCTGTTCACGAGTATAAAGCACCAATAATATTGGATTTAGCTTACCAAAAGATGATTAAAAAGCCCATACAAGATAATAATAGGGCAATGTATAACTTAATAATGAATAGCCAACTAAAACACGAGGAGATGGTTGATGAGCAGTGGAGAAGATAAAAAGCCTGATTATGAGTTCAGTATCGGTGGATACAAGCTTAAATACTCTAACAAGCTATTGATGATTGCTGTAACTGTATTACCTATCATTGGTGGTACATTGTGGGGTGCTTTCGAGTGGTATGCTAAAGACCAGTCTTACAAGAAAAAGATTGATGGTTATGTAGCACCTGATTTGTCTAACATTGAGACAAGATTAGCTACTTTGGAAGAGTCTACAGCTAAAGTCAACGACTATACAAGAGATATTAAGAATGACATTAAGAACGATGTTCGTCGATTAGAGAAGGTTGTTGAACAGGTTGAAAGAGACGGAAAACAACTCTCAAGAGATGTCGACAAAGACCTACGAGAGATGCGTCGTGAGACCGACATGAAGATTAAACGAGCTTTAGATAACCCATTAGCAAATAGCAAGGAGTAAGTCATGTTATCACTTTTATCAACCGTTTTGTCCTTCCTTATGGGTGGTTTACCAAAAGCATTGGACTTTTTCCAAGACAAGTCTGACAAGAAGCATGAGCTAGAATTAGCCAAGATGCAAACTGAGCGTGAGCTACAGATGCTAGAAAGAGGCTACGCAGCGCAAGCCAAGGTCGAGGAGATTCGGACTGACCAAATAGAAATGCAAACCAACGCTCAGGTAATGACTGCTATATATGACCATGATAAATCCTTAAATGAAGGTACATCAACTTGGGTTAAAAACTTAAGAGCTTCTGTAAGACCGATTGTAACATATTTATTCGTTCTTGAGCTATTTTTGATTAACTTTGTGTCTCTTGGTTGGGCTATTCACACAGGTGTAGACTTTGTAACAGCTTTAGACCAAGTATTCACAACTGAAGAGATGCAGATTGTGTCTTCAATCATTGCATTCTGGTTCGGAACACAGGCTTTTTCTAAGAAATGAAAGTAAGTCAAAAGTGTATTGACAACATCAAGAAGGACGAGGGTGTTCGCCAGCGTCCTTATCAATGTCCAGCATTGCTGTGGACGGTTGGTGTTGGTCATGTAATCGACCCACAACACGCTAAAGTTCCTTTGGCACAGCGTAAGGCTCTTCCTATCCCTGCAGGATGGGACAGAACATTATCTATGGAGGAAGTAGATGAAATACTTCGTAAAGACCTTGCAAGGTTTGAGCAGGGTGTATCCAGACTTATTACTGCTCCTCTTACTCAAGGTCAATTTGATGCATTGGTTAGCTTCTCTTTCAATGTAGGGTTGGGTAACTTACAGAACTCTACACTTCGTATGAAGGTCAATAGACAGGAATATGAAGCTGCAGCACAGCAGTTCTTGGTCTGGACTAAAGCAGGTGTTAAAGTATTACCTGGTCTTGTTAAACGCAGAACTCACGAAAAAGAGATGTTTGAGTCGTAAAAAAGAGGCTGCCGAAGCAGCCCCATAAAGGTCTCCGAAGAGACTACACAAGGAAACTAGATAGAACAACCACCTGCAGTACATGACAACATCTGTACACCTTCCACATTGTCATCAAACTCTTTAAAGTTAGCCCAGTCAACACCTTCAGGCTGTAATAACTTCAATCGATTGTATTGTTCTTCAGTGCATTCTTCATAAGGTGCTTGCTTGTATGTGCCACCATCCATTGGTAGGAACGACACACCAGTTACCTCATTGAAGTGTTCAAACACCCATGCTCCAACTTCCATCCATTCATCTTCTTTAACAGAAATAGTCACAGACGGTTTATGTTCACAGTAGTGTCTTTGGAACAATAACCATAACTTCAAATGCTGCAATGCAGATAAATCATCACGCAATAAAGCACCGTCAGCTACAGCAACAGGGAAACTAAATACTGTTGTTGAATCAGGTTTCATCACACAAGGTTCTGCAACGAATCCAGACTGAATCATGAACTGTGTCAAAGGGTCTTTGTTATCTGCCCGAACACGACGAATATAATACTTACTATGCTGAGGATGAATACCGCTTGCAGTAGAACAAAGTTGGCTGACCGTACCTTCGGGCTTAACGGCGGTGACCGCAACACTTGGATTAATGCCAATACTTGCAGCAAACTCAGTATTAGTAGACACAGCAACATCTTTTAGTTTCTCCAATCGAGCTGGCAACTCTAAGTCGTCAGGGTTATTCAACAATGCATTATCACAGATTCCTGTCATAGATACACCTAATAGAGCTTCTTCCTCAGTGTTCTTCTGCCAAATCTTACGAAGGTATGGGAAGTTAGTTAACGAAGCCTGGAAAGTGCCAAGAATCGCTGCAATACGGATTTTACGAGCCAATGAATCCATATCATCATCGCTACGAACAATACAGCTAGATAGATTGCAGAACTGATAAGGACGAAGAATAATCTCACTACAAGGATTTGTACCAAAATCGTAAGTAGCATCCCTACGACCGTTCTTGGCTGCTTGTTTCTGCGATGCATCACGACTAAAGATTCCTCTCTCACCTGAGTGTGATTCATAGATTGATGTCCATTCACGCATGAACTGACCGATACTAGGCTTCTCTGAATAGACTGCAGAGTTGTTAGCCAATGCTCGTTGTCCTTGACCATCCCACCAGTTACCTGCTTTAGCATGAGCCATCTTGTCGTCGGACAAATCAGACAAAGAAATCATTGCACTTCGTCTAACACCACCCACAACAACAACTTCCCCGATTTTGCAGAGAATATCATGACATTCGAGTGATGAGAGGCGACGACCAACTGCTCCTTTAAACTTGGCAATACAAAACTTATAAAGCTCTTCCAAAGGTCCTGGTCCTGAAGCTCGTCCACCGAAAGTCTTGAGTCTAGCTCCTGCAGGTCTAACTTTGGATACATCATACCTTGGAATTTCACCAGAATATAAAAGAGCAATGAGCTGTCTAAGTGATTTTGCCCATCCTTCTTTAGAATCCGACACAACAATAGTAGTCTCACTAGCGAACAACTGCTCAGGGACTTCAGGTAGTTTAGAAACATATTGCTTCTCCACAGAGAATCCTACACCAGTACCGCATAGGAGAATGTACATCGCTTCGTCAAAAGCTTTAGGGTCATCAATAGGTAAATAAGAACAGTTAAATGCTGCAATGTTCTGACGCTCTAGTGCAGGTCCTGCAGTCATGATGGCTCGCATAGACGGCATCACTTCTAAGTTATTTACTGCAGACTCTAATTCAGTACGAAGTTCTTTAGTCAAGACATAGTTATTCTTGTCTTTAAGATGTTGCTCCATAAAATCAAAATATCGTGCTACTGTTTCATTCCAGTGCTCACGACGACCTTCATCGTCAAGATAGCGTGAGTACCTAGACTTAGCTATAAAATTATTGTAAGGACTCATTGTGTATTTAGTCATTGTTATTTAACTTCCTTTTCTAGTTTATCGGCACTGTCCTCGATGCGGTCTGAGAACATCTCTACAATATCTTCACTAGTGATGTTTAACAACTCTAGCAAAGTTACTTCATCAAGCTCTGTAAGTCGCTCTTTAATCTCGTGTAGCAATAGAGGCATCTTTTTCCTTCTTGATTAAGTATTCTAAATAGTGTTTAGCTTTCTCTAAGTCTTCAACACCGTTCTTATATGGATATCGTAACACATATTTAATAACATTACCAGCCCAATAATTAAGATTCCATTCATCAATGATATCCCAAGGCTGAATAGCTTTCTTATAGTGGTTTCCTGAAACCTGACGAGCCATTATTTCCATCATTTCGCTATCCATCTATATCCCCCTGTTGATTTACATCTTCCTGATAAACAATTACTGATATTTCCTTGCCATACTCCAGTATCTCTAGCAGCGTCCATTAAACCTTTATACTCGCAAATATAATCTCCATCTAGTGTTAGTTTAATCACAGCTGTTTCTTTTACAGGCATAGAGTCTTCACTATGTTTCCAATTACCATAGTTATCTGTCCATTCCAAATTACTAGCATTATCGTTTGCTTTGTCTTCATCTAAATGATTGACTAAATGATAGTTTGCAGGATTAGCAACAAAGGCTTTTGCAACTAATCTACACACACGAAAATGCCCTTTTATACCGTTTTTACATAAAACAACTTTTTTATATCCGTCTTTGTCGTTGCTTGGAGATAAAAACCTGTTTGATTTATAAGAAAAAACACGACCGTCTGTATAAATGTCGTAATCGCCTTCATACCCTTCTATCGGTTTACAGTCTACTTGACGAGACATCACATCTCCGTTGTCTTCTAAACCTTCTAAAGCTTTAATATACTCACCTAATGTAGGCATAGCTACTGGATTATCTCTGTAATTTTTCATTATATTCCTTTAATCTTGATACCTTTTTTAACCGCTGTAGTCCCTTGACTCCACGAACCACAGTCTTTGCATTGATACCTTTGATAGCTTCCTGTTGCTGCCAAAGAGAATCCACGCTTTTGTATCTTTGTCGAAGCACAGCTTGGACATACATGATTATCCGTGTTAAGATTGCGATTAGGCAACGATTTAATCCAAGGTAAAAGCTTATAGTATAACTTCTCCAATAAGATGACATCTTGGATGTTGTATTTTTCCATACGACTCCAAGCTGCATTATCTTTATCCATACACTTAAGCCAAAGTTCAAATCCTTCATGGTCTACTTTCTTTCCGAGTCCTAACTGTTGAGAGACATAATCTAGTTTGTTACTAGTAAACCTAAAGTTGCTCCTAACAGTACGAAGTAAGTCAATCTTCTTAGCAGGAGATGGTGGATTAAAATTATGAAGTAAGAATTCCTTGTTAAGAATAGGTAAATCGAACTTATTGCCATTATAAGTAACAACACCGTCTGCTTGGTCGATAAGTCCATGAATACCTTTCAACATTTTCTTACGAGATGATTTGTGAATAGAATCGAACACAACTTCTTTATCACCGAGCCATTTAGCACAGTAACAAAGAACTTGAGATGAGTCTATCATTTGATTGATGCCGATGTTCTGGTCGTACAGACCCCAGACATAAGCACTATTAGGCGATGTTTCAATATCAAGTAAAAGAATCTTCATTTAGTTTTCTTCTTCCAATCGTAAACAAACCAAGGACCTACAACTTCTAAGGCTTCTACCATCTTTGCAAAGCTTTCTAAGTCTTCCTGTCCCCAATTCTTTTCTTCGATATCTTTCTTCAAAGATTTATATGTTTGTACTAATCGTCCTGCAACAATATCATCGCAGAAATCATTATCAATGTCAAGTTCCATGACTTTCCTTTCCAATTACTTTTAACAACACATCAATTTGTTTCTTGAGATATTCGTTCTCTGCTTCTAGTCTCTGATTACGCTCACGCATATATCTAGCTTCTAGTTCCATTGTAGCAGTGTAGTTCTCAAACTGTTCTGCTAGGTCTTTACCGTAACTCATTCTTCACCGCCAGCCATTAAATCAAACAATACTTCAGCGTCAATCACCGCTAACGGAGCTCTGCCGTTTTGCTTTATTACAACGATGGGTTCATAGTTTCCGTGTGACTTAGCTTGGTCATAGTAATTATAGACAGCAACCTTAGCTAAAGACTTACATTCAAAGTTAGCAGGAATAGCATCCTTAGCTGCTTGAGACATCACAACATCTTCACCATGAGAACCCATAGGACAACTGCGAAGGTCAAGTTCGCTTAGTTGCGGATATCTTTTTAGAAGCTCTTTGACGACCCACTTTTGTAAAGCCCGTCCTTTATTTTTCGCTGAGCTTGTTAACATTGTTCCACCTTTCTATATACTCAATAGCTCGTTTAATTATTTCAGGGTCTTCTTTAAATTTACCTATGGCAGTATTACAGCGTCCACATAAAAGACCTCTTACTTTACCTGTTTTATGATTGTGGTCAACATGAAGTCTTTTGCCATGCTCTTGTTCTGTAATGCCACATATTTTACAACATCCTTTTTGCTCTTCAAGCATTTTTAAATAAATTTCATGGGTTATTCCATAGTTTTTATTTAAATCGTAATCTCTTCTCTTTTCTTTGTCTACAGTATTTCTAACACCTGCTGCAACGCAAGCTTTACATCTATAACTATTGCGTAACAACATTGAAGATTTGTCTTGTGTTTCTGGTGTTAATTCACAATTACAAGTGCTACACTTTGATTCGCACTGTAGACATATTCTTTTTCCCTCTCTTTGCGGATACTTTTCCCCGCACCTTCTGCACTGGTGTGTTTTCACTTGCTAATACCTTTCTGTTCTTAATCCATGCTTTAGGAATGTGCATACGAGCATTTGTTTGGTCTATTGACCATGTAGATGCAAGACACAATGCTTCGTCAGTCTCGTCTACAACATAGCCTACGGTGATGCAATGGTGAATCTCTGCTTTAGTCTTGCCTTCCCAACCTACATCAGCAACAGCATCAATCCAAGACACCTGGATTATCTTTGGGGTGGTTGCCATACATCTCCTTCTTTTCTTTGTAGATAAAGTAGTTGTCCGTTTTCTAATACTCGCACTGTATCGCCATCGTAGGCTTTAAGCACAGCATCATATAGTTCTTCAATAGTGGTGCAGTCTTTAAGAATCTTAGCACCTTTAGCAGGTCCAATACCTTTCAGACCTTCAATGTTGTCAATCCTATCACCAGTTAGAATCTGTAAATAAAAGCTATACCAACCTGCAAACTCAGAGACATAATACTTCTCTTTCTTGCGGTAGTTATAGTGATGTCCTCGGAACTGGTTTAAGTCTTTGTCGATATGAACCATGATAGATTCATCTTCGTGTAGTTTATAAGCTTCAATGCCAACAGCATCGTCAGCTTCTATACCGTCTACAACCACAAAACCCCAAGAGGACACTAAGTGCTCTCTCAGGGCTTGTAGGTGTATTGGCTTCTCAGTTGGTCTAGTGCCTTTGTATGGAACTGTCTTTGCTAGTTCTACTCGGAAGTTACCCTTACCTGTAAGGAATCCCTTGTAATCATCGCATTCTAAATCCATACACAGCTCAACCATTGTTGATTCTAAACGAGACACTGCTAGGGCTTCATCAACATCATTTGATGAGAACCCTACAGCGTAACACAAAGAATCAGCGTCTATGAG